TTGAGTTAAGGGAAGTGGCGCGGGCCTCGCCGATTAACAAGTTCGCAGCCTTCTGCATTAATTCTGTGCGCTTCAGCTTGCCTATAAGAGGCATGGTTATGTAAGCGGCGAGTGTGTAACTGATCGCCAACTGAAGTTGAGCATCCCAATTCTGTACCTGTTCTTGACGAAGTGTGTAGACGAGGATCGCCGCCTCAAGATTGGTCATAAGGGCTGGAGTTACATTGTTGTGCAGCCCCATAGTAAAGCGTGTAAAGGTAGTAAGATTGCGTGGATAAAGCATGTCAACTGGAAGGCCGTATGCGAAAGCATAGCCTGGTTCGGGAGCATCACTATCCCAATCCACTGCCGTATCACGTTCAGCCAATACGGGCAAGCGTTTGTAACCTTTGGCCTCAGGCCAATGAGCCGCGCGGAGCACTTGATCGCGTGCAATTGCATACCAAAATGTGCACACTTCCGCTTCGCGCGACTGTTCTGTGGGTGAGGAGACCGATGCGCCGGTCCCAGCCGCTGATAAGGCTAGATTGTAAATACCAACTACATCGGTCGCCATCTTACTTTACCACTTCTCGTGCATCGGAGGTTTGCTTCCGAGGTTTCCGAGTCATTCGTTTGATCTCGGGCTCGTCAATAACCACCGCGTCTGATGGGAGGGCAGACTCTGCTTCATCAGGCAGCTTCGTCCCTTCTTGGTTCATCCGATAGCGCTGACCGGCGTAAAAGAAGTCACGCTTTAGGAGAACCCTCATCAGTTCACACCATCAGGATACGATGTCCAACCGGCGGGATCAAGCGCCAGGAACGCATTGATCGAGCCTGCCGTTGTCGTAGCAACTGCGGTCTCAACCAAGATACCGAGATACCGCTCATAAGCCGGATCGTGCATTGGGAGCGCGACCTGGAAACGGTAGCCGATCACAAGAACGGCCTTGGCAATTAAGCCGGTGTTGTAGTGCTCCGTGGCTGCGCCACCGTTATCAATCGCCTCCACCGAGTCCGAAGCCAAAATGAATCCGGTGGTGGATGAACCGGCAGAGGTGAAAGCCGTTGTAACCTCGATCATGAGGTACAGCGGCTGGCCCTGACCAATATCGCGGACTACCGCTCCGAGATCAATGACATCCCCTTCCAGCAGCGTTCCCGCTACAGCTGAGACGTCGAGGGCATCGGCAAACTCAAGTCGTTCGTCGAGTATCATCGTCTTTCCTTCCTTAGCTCACGAGGGCTTCGTCAGCCGAGAGTGCGTCACAGCGTCGGATCGGAACATCCTGATACGACATGACCTTTTTACCGCCAACGTCCATGAACTGGAGCGTTGAACCGGCGGTGAGAAGTGCAACCTGCTGGCGGAACCGCGTCCGCACGAAGCGGGACATATACCAGACAGGCCGACCCATGCTGAGGTTCGGAACAAGTTCCAGCGCCTCAAACATCAGTTCAGCCAGGTTAGCACCTGATGCGGCATCAGGGATAAGTGCCGACTTGTCGATGTTGGGTATACGGACTACATAGCGCCAGTCGCGGAGCGAAAGCCCAGCATCCCAACGATAATGCGTCCGATACGCCTCCATCCGTCCACCGCTGCCATCCACATCCTCGATGGTGACTTGACCTTTGTCATTCATCTGAATGCCGGCAGTCGAGCCTTTGGGGACGATGCCATGACAGGTGTTCGGTCCCCAAACAACGAGCCAAATCGACGCGTTGTCAGTGTCGCTGCCACCGCCGACCACGATGTTATCAGCATTCTCGGCCCCCAAATCGTTGTATCGTGGGGCGAGGCCAGTGAACTCCTCGGGAGTCGAGGTCTCAGTTGCGTAGAACAGCGAAGCCGCCATTTCCTGGTTCATGCCCTCAAGATGGGCACGATCTTCGGAAAGCCGGAATTCGGCTGTGTTACCGTTCAGGTCAGCCAGCGCCTTATCAATCTCCGCGTATGCTTCGAGCATACCCGTGTTGTCGGTGACTTGGACAGTCTGCGCCTTGTTCGGTTGCACGCCACCATACAGCTTGCGCCATGTAGGAGCGGGGATACCAGACCTGATCGTGGTTCGATGACCTGTAGGGAGGTTGCCCTCGATCCAGGACATGTCCTCGAGTATCTCGTTGGTTGTATTGAGAATCTCGACGACTGTGGCAATCTTTCCGTCCGGGTCCGTGAGCTTCGCAAGGTCCAGGAGGGTCGGATTGGTTACAGCAAGTGTTGCCATTACTCAGTCCTTTCATTATCTACCCATCAGGGTACATGATTTGAGCGGCGGTTTTGGGCGCGTCAGTCGGTTGGCCTGAAATAGGACCCCCTTCTGACAACGCTTGCGCCATTTTATAGACGAACTCAACGATCGCAGGGTGGTTGCCCGCCCCAAGAACCGTGAATGCGCCACGAGCTTCTTGTGAACCATACTCATCCAGTGCGCCAGCTATGACGGCCAGAGTGTTGTCCAGCTTATCCCCACCAAGTGTGGGATGAGCCTTCGTTTCTGCGGTCCACGTATCTTGCTGAGCTTTCCACGCAGCCTGCGCCTTTTCAGCCGCCGCTTTTGTGGCTTCAGCTTGAAGTCCAACTAATTCGCCAACTTGCTCCTTGCTAAACTTATTCTTGTTGGCGATATCAAGAAAAGCAGTTTGAGTTGTCTCATCCGGTTCAAACCCCTCGGGAAGAGAAATGTCATCCGCGACGAGTGGAACATAGGGTTCAGGCTCCGGTTCGGGTGCAGGTGTCGGCTCAGGCTCAGGTGCCGGGGTAGGAATCGGCGTCGGAGTCAGCGCTGGAGTTGGTTCCGGTGCCGGAGTCGGTTCTGGATCGGTATTCATCTTGCTTCTCCTTCATCATCGTTAAATAACCATCAGGGTCAACCTCAATGATGCGTGCGAGCACCTGTTGACCTACATTCTGTTCGCCACAGTTAAAGCTGGTGACGAGTGCGTTGTTTGTGAAAGGGTTTACCCCAAGCGCCTTTCCTGTCTGCAGTAACCACCACAAGAACTGACGACCGTTACGGTGGGCCAAGAGTGAGTGGACTGCATCATTGATCTCAAGTTCAACCTCTTTCGCGCGGTCGCGGGATTTGCGATAAGCTTTCTTGGCTGCAAGGTCTTCATGCTGCGCCATCTTACCCACCAATTATCTGCTGGAGCGCGTTCTGCCCACCACCAACATCAGCCTCGGAAAGTGTCTTTGCGCCCTCGACCAGAGCCGGTCCAACCTCAGTAGCCTGCTGTACAGCAGCCTGCTGATCCATTGCAGCGTTGGCGGCCTCAACCTGTTCTTGTGGCTTGATATGACGTGCAGCGACACCAACATCCTTGCCGTAATCACGAAGCAACTGATCCCAATTCGGGACATTGACAGCCTTCGGATGCATAGCCGCCGTCTCACCGATCAGCGCAAGCCAACGCTCAGTGGCGATCGTACCCACCGCGCGCTGAGCAGCCGCAAGGATGGAAACGTACTGAATCTCGATGTCCGCGTCGATGATTGACTGGGGTGGGGGAGGAAGCAGCTTCTTGCGTGACGCAATCGCAAACAGGCGATTGATCGCAGGATCAAGTCCTTCGTTCTCAAACCGTTCAAGGACTGGGCCGAGTAGGACCAGTTTCTCTTCACGCCGAGCATCAATCTCCGTCGCCGACCGTACCGTGTCCAACTGCGAAATCATGCGGAACAGATCGTTGTGGAAGGTTTCGCGGATACGAGCCTGTATCTCACGAATGTCAAGAGTCATCTCGCCAATAGGGATTTGGATTTGGTAGACTGGTTTCGCACCGACATTGTTTATGCCTGAGATATAGGTCACACCGTTCGGCAGCAAAGCGGTCGGCTTGTGCTGGAGTTGTATATCGACGAGGACCGGCGGCGAGATCATCTTGTCCAGCCCTTGAGCTTTCTTCTTGGTTTCATGCTGGAGCTGCACTACGTCGCCATAAGCATCCATTGAAGGCGCAGTGCCATAGCTGTCATTGGCGGTCAGCTCCCACCGAGGAACAATGCAAGGAAACTCGTTAAAGCCTTTCTGTTTCAGCA